CTCGCCACCGAAACCTACGTCAGCAAGCGGGCCATCGAGATGGCTCTCGCCGAGAACACCAAGGCCGAGGAGCCTGCGAATGAGCAGCGAGCGGATCGCCCTGTGGTCGAAGATTCTGCGGAACCTGATCCGCCGGAAGCCGAAACCGCCCCAGAAGACGGTACGGTGGAAGCCGGCGAAGAAGAGCGTGCCGCCGTCAGTCTCAAACCTACGGCCGGAATGGCCTCGGCGGCTCGACGAGGTCTGAAGCTCCACGAGGAAGGCAAGTCCGGCGACGGCCTGAAGCCGGAGACGGTGGCTCGCGCCAACCGCCTGGCCCGCCGCGAGGAGATGAACGATGACTGGGTTCGTGAGATGAATGCCTGGTTCGCCAGGCACGATTCGGCGAGCAAGTCCCCCGGCTGGGACAAGGCCGGCGAAGAGAAGCCCGGCTTTGTGGCGTGGCTCTTGTGGGGCGGAAACGCCGCCAAGAACTGGTCGGCCCGCAAGGTCAAGGAGATGGAAGGCGAGCGCGATCTTCCGACGATCGACGAAGAGCGCGACATCGACGAAGAGTCGCTCGAGCCGCAGCCGATCACCGTCGTAGTCTCTGCATCGACGGAGAACTTCCGGTCGAAGATCGCATCACTCAAGGCAACGATGCTGCGGACTCACTTGCACGGCAAGTAGTCCGTACCCTACAAATCAAGATATACGCCCTGCGAAGGATTTCGCAGGGAGCAGTGCGAGCGACTTGAGGATTCATTTCGCGGCGCGCTTGCGGGCAAACCACCCGCCGGCCGCCGCACCTTCGCGATTGGCCGGCTTCACAAGGAGCAAGGCCAATCATGGCGAGCAACCTCAAGCGTCTTCAGGACCGTGCCGCGGCGATCGCCGCCCGGATGACCGAACTGGCCGATGTGGCCGAGCGTTCGGAGGATCAGACCGCGGAACTCCGTCGGCTTTCCGACGAGGCCGACAAGGTCAAGTCCGACCTGGAGTTCGAGGGCAAGCTCGCCGCGAAGGAGCAGGAACTCCGCGCTGTCGTCGAGGCTGCGGCCCCGGCGGCCCCCGCCGCCCCCGTGGCTGCCGAGCAGCCCAAGAAGGTCGAGATTCGGGCGATCAACCCGCATCACTCGACCCTGCGGGCGTTCAACGACGGCCCCGAAGCCGTCGAGAGCGCCTACCGCTGCGGCCGGTGGATCAAGGCCACCGTGTTCAAGAACGAGTCGGACATCCGGTGGTGCCGTGAGCACGGCGTCGAGGCCCGCGCCCTCAACGAGGGCAGCAACTCGGCCGGCGGCAGCCTGGTGCCGGAGGAGTTCGCCGCTCGCGTGATTCGTCTCGTCGAGACCTACGGCACCTATCCTTCGGCCGTCGAGAACGTGTCGATGAGCCGGGACACGATGGTGATCCCCAAGCGGCTCACCGGAACCACGGCCTACTTCGTGGGCGAAGGCTCCGCCGTGACCGAGAGCGAGCCGACCTACGGCAACGTGTCGCTCGTCGCCAAGAAGTTGGCCGTCGGTTGCCGGATGAGCACCGAGGTGGTCGAAGATACGGCTGGCGTAGTGTCCTTGGCCGACGCAATCGCTACGGAGTTCTCGACCTCGCTGGCCTTCCGCATCGACCAGTGCGGCTGGATCGGTGACGGCACCAGCCAGTACGGTGGCATCAACGGCGTCATCAACAAGATCAACGACGGCACCCACACCTCCTCGGTGGTGTCGGCCGCGACGGGCAACACCGCCTTCGAGACCCTCGACATCGAGGACTTCCTCGCCGTGATGGGCAAGCTGCCCCTCTACGCCCGCCAGGGTGCGGCTTGGTACGTCTCGCCGGCTGGCTACGCCTCGAGCATCGCTCGCCTGAAGTACGCCGCTGGCGGCAACACGGTCGAGAACATCGGTGCCGGTGCTGGCGAGTCCTTCCTCGGCTACCCCGTGCGGATGGTGCATGTGATGAACAGCACCCTCGGCGCGGACGCCAGCAAGGTGAAGGTGCTCTTCGGCAACCTGAACCTCGCCTGCATCTACGCCCGGCGTCGTGACTTCTCGGTGCGGCTGTTCGATCAGGTCTACGCGACCACCGACCAGCTCCTGCTCCAAGGAACGATGCGGTTCGATTCGGTCGCACACACCCTTGGCACGAACTCCGAGGTCGGTCCTGTGATCGCCCTCCGTTCGGCCGCCTCGTGATAACAGGAGCCCCTGAAACATGATCCACTCCCAGAACTACAAGGTCGTTGCGAACGTCGAGGCTGCGGCCATCGGCGCAACCGCGACTGCCACGCTGACGATCGACACCCTCGGCTACGATCACGCCAGCGTGACGGTGCTGCGGGCGAGCAACGCCAGCACCGTGTTTGCCAATGCCGTGAAGGTCGAGGAGTCCGACGACAACGTCTCCTACTCGAACGTCACGGCTCTGGTTGGCGGCGGCACTGGCGGCTTCAGCATCCCCGCGGTCACCAGCACGGCCCTGACGTCCGTCCTCAAGATGGACATCGACACGAAGGCCAAGAAGCGCTACCTCAAGGTGTCCTACACCCCCGGCGTGACGGCGAACGTGGCGATGGTGGCCCGCCTGGGTCGCCCCGAAGAGTCGCCCGTGTCCAACGCTGACGCTGGTGTCATTGCCCGAGTCGTTGGCTAGTCCCGTACAAGCGGGACGGCCATGATGGCCGACAAAGGCGCAAGGATGCGCGCCCGCTCCTCACAAGGAGCGAACCATGCTGCTGCGTGTCGGTAATTGTGAAGCCGAGGTGAAGGTAGCCGCTCTGATGAGCGTCCCTCGCCTCGGCTTCACTGATAATTTCTTCTGCATCTCGCAGGCTCTCGCGCCTCACGGGATCGCCCCGATCAAATACACCGGGGCGTTTTTCGGTCAGTGCCTCCAGCGGTGCATGGAGCAAGTGATCGACACCCACGATGTGGTGCTCACAATCGACTACGACACGATCTTCACCGCGAAGACGGTCGAGGCGCTCCTTGCCTTGCTGATGCACTCGGGCTACGACGCCATCGCCCCGCTCCAGACCAAGCGGGAGGCGAACACGGTGATGTTCGCCTTGGCCGGAAACACGCCGGACGATAAGACGACGGTCGAGAACGACTGGTTCCAGAAGGTCGTCCAGCCCGCCGAGACGGCCCACTTCGGCTGCACGTTCATTCGCACCGCGGCCATCAAGAAGATGGCGAAGCCGTGGTTCCTGGCCGAGGCCAATGACGAAGGGACGTTCACGGGCGGCCATATCGACGAGGACATCTACTTCTGGAAGAAGTTCGCCGCCAGCGGGAACCGCCTGGGCATCGCCACCAACGTCAGCGTCGGCCACGCCGAACTGATGATCACCTGGCCCTCCAGGAGCGTCGAGGGCGGGAAGGTGCAGCAGCACACGACGGAGTTCTGGAACAACGGCAAGAAGCCGCCTGAAGGAGCCTGGGGGTTCATCCCATGAAGATTCGCGTCCTGAAGCCATTCGCTGGCTACCGCGCCGGCCAGGAGTTCGACTGGGGCGACGGCGCCGCCCGCATCTACATCGCCCGTGGCCTCGTCGAAGAGATCGGCGAGCGTCACCTGGAGGCGGCGACCATCGAAGAGCGTAGCGAGCGGGCCTCGATGCCGCAGCCGGCGAGGAGAAAGCCGAAATGACCGTCACCATCACCTACGGCTCGCCGGAGTACCCGTCGGCCGGTGTCACTCCGTACCGCAGTCTCGTCAAGCACACCGCCCCGACGGTGTACCCAGTCACGCTCTCCGAGGCGAAGACGCAGTGCCGCGTCGACACCTCCGACGAGGACACCTATCTCACCAGCCTGATCGCGATGGCGACGGAGTACGTCGAGAACGTGCTGGACGTCAGCCTCATCTCCCAGACGCTCGAGGCCCGCTACGACTGCTTCCCGCTGTGGGAGATCGTCCTCCCCCGGCCGCCGATGGCGAGCGGCACGGTGACGGTCATCTATCGCGACGAGGCCGGCGTCAGTCAGACGATCACCTCGGCGACGGGGGCGTTCCAGGCTGACCACTACGCCACGCCCGGCCGCATCTACCCTGTCTACGAAGGCGTCTGGCCGGCGGTGCGGGGCGACGAGAACAGCGTCGTCGTCCGCTGGCCGGCAGGCTACGGAGCCAGCGGCTCGAGCGTGCCGAGCACGGTCAAGGGTCTGATCCTTCTCCTCGTCGCCCACTGGTTCGAGATGCGGCAGCCCGTGGTCACCGGCTTCAGCCAGGTGCTGCCGGTGCCGCAGACCTTCGACACGCTCCTGGCGGCGTCGGGCTGGGGGGGCTACCGATGAGCCTCCAGGCCACGGTGCAGGCGCAGGTGCATTCGCGTTCGCAGTTCGCGAACGGGCTAACGACTGCGATCACAGACCACCCGCTGACGTTCTTCTTCGACGTCGGCGACTGCACGAAGGTGTGGAGCGACCGCCGGACGTTCGCGTTGGGCCTCGACGAGGTCGACTTCTCGGCCATCGGCATCGGCACAGTGAAGCTCCTGTGCCTCAAGAACCTGTCGACGACGAGCCAGATTGCCCTGTCGGCCGGCTGGTCTGGGAGCCAGTTCAGCCTCTTTCGACAGGATGTGACGTCCTGGAACTTCTCCCCGATGATCAACCTCGGGGCGCTGACGCTTCGCGGCTACCCGATCCGCGAGGGCGGGGCGTTCCTGCTGTCCTGCCCGAACTCGGCCGGCTTCGCCACGACGTCGGGCGGGAGCATTCTCCGCATCGGCGGGGTGACGGGGCAGGAATACGAAATCTACGTCATGGGAACCTGACCGATGGCACTCACCGCCCAGATCACCCTGTCGCTCGTGGCCCACGAGACCAACGACGCCGACATCTCCCGGTCCATCCGGGTCACGCCGGCCGCCTATTCGGTGACGCTCACCGACGGCACCGCCGCCAACCAGGCCCAGGTGGCTTGGAGCGGCCGCAGGACGCTGGCGGGGACGTCGGAGACGCTGGCCCTGTCGTCTCTGGCCGACTCACGAGGCGGCTCGCCAGCGACGGTGACACTGACGGCCGTGAAGGGGTGGTTCGTGCGAAACACCGGCATGACGGCCCTGTCGTTCGCTGGTGGCCCGTTCCCTGCCGGCGGCGTGTCCGTAGCGGCCGGCGCGGCGGCGGCCCAGTGCGATCCTTCGGCCGCTGGGATGGCGGCGTCGGGCGTGACGGTCACCGGCTCGAGCGGCGGAGCGTATGACATCGTCATCGTTGGCGAGGGCACCGTCGCATGATCATCGGCTCCATGCGTGAGCGGGTGGCGATCAAGGCCCAGACGGAGGTGCGGAAGCCCTCTGGCGAGACCGTCATGGATTGGGACACCACCGTCGCAACGGTGTGGGCGAGCGTCAACGGCCTCTCGAGCCGGGACATCCTCCAGGCCCAGCAGGCGAACGTCATCGCGACCCACCGCATCCGCATCCGCTACCGGGCCGACGTCACGCATCTCAACCGCCTCGTCTGGCGGGGGCGTAACATGGAAATTGCGGCGGTCGTCGAGCGTGACAACCGCACGGCCCTGGAAATCCTGGCCCGCGAGGTGCAGTGATGGCAGTTCTCATCGACGCAACGCAGCCACGCGACTTCGGCGGGCGGTCTGCCAGGCAGATCGTCGAGAGCTTCGTCACCATCCAGACGTCAGGCGCCCGCGAGATCGCCAAGGAACTGGAGTTGATGGCCCTGCGGGCGCAGCGCGATCCGGGGCAACTGCGGGCCAAGGCAGTCAAAAAGGCGTCGGAGATCATCAAAAAGGGCTACAAGGCCAAGATTCACAACGTCACCGACAACCTCTACAAGTCGATCAGGACGGAGACTCGCCAATACGATGGCGCGACGGTCGCCGTCACCGGCCCCCGCGTCACCGGCCCCGTCGGGGCCGACCCAGAGATGGGCAGCGGCAACCACGCCTGGCTGGTGGAGTTCGGGACCGGCCCTCGCCGCCCAGGCACGCAGGGTCGCCGCACCTACATCAACGTCCACCAGAGCATCAACGGGAAGATGAAGCGCGCGGGGACGTTCAACAACGAGCAGTTCGCGAACATGAGTCGCGGCTACTACTTCCTCATGGGGTCGAAGAACGAGCGAACGCGGCAGGCGAAGGCCGGCAGCGGGTATCCGCACGACTTCGGTTCGGACGCTGCTGGCGAGATGCACCCCGTCACGCTCAAGCCAGGCGAGACGATCCGCCCCATGCCGGCCCAGAGCCCGATGCAAAAGACGATCAGCGAGAACTCCTCGGCCGTCCTGGCGTCCCTCATCGCCAACATGAAGAACTACATCGAGGAACTCCGGTGATCATCAAGCCCGAGGACTACGTCTACTACCGGCTGACGAGCGTCCCGGCGGTCGCCAGGCTCGTCGGGTTCAACGTCTACCCGATCGCCGTTCCGAAGTCGGCCGGGTTCCCTTTCATTGTCTA